GGTCAGCGGCTGGTCAAAGGTGGTGCGCCGAATGACGTTCGAGCCCTTGGTGAGCGTCCAGAGCTGCGTGAGTGTTGTTGAAGTTAATGACACGGTTGGTCAGTCAAGTATGTTGCTTTTAGAGCAGTTCGATCATGGGCACGTCTGGCAGGTCGCCGTAGCCGGTGTCGTTGGCGCGATACATCATCAGATCTGCGGGCAGGTTCTTTTGCGCGAAGCGGCACTGCACATAGAAGTCGCCGGTCCAGGTGATGGCTGTGGGTGAGCCACTGACAACGGTGAGCAGGCCAGTGGTGGTGTCATAGGTGTAGTGAGTGGTGATGGTCTTGAGCACACCGTCAAAGTAAACTGCGGCGCCAGCTTTCGGTCGCTTAATGTTGCGCACGTGACTGCGCGATCCAACGGTATAGGTTTTTTGCAATTGCCAGATCGCGCCAGTGGTGTTGGTGGCCGTGCCCTGGGCGGTGATGCCACTTGCCAGCGTGGTGGCAGTGCGCGTCACCTGAAAGTCGGTCCAGTCTTTCACCAGGAAACCGTTTACAGGACCGGCGAACGCATGGAAGAAAGCTGACAGGATGCGAATGTCAGCCAGCGAGCGAATGCCAAAGGCAGCATTGAACACGCGCCGGTGCTGCGAGCGGTTTTGGTTGACCACCTCGTTGCCGGTGAAGTTGGTGAGCATGGTTGCCGCCACCTCAACCGAAGGGCCAAGGCGTCTGGCATTTAGTGGGAATTCTACAGCGTCGATCGACATAAGTTTTTAGGCTGCTCGAGCAGCAGTGTTGCGTAGGCTGGCCCACATCTGCCTCTCGATCTGCGCGCGCGATTTCTGCACGCCCTTGGCGTCAGTGGTGTGGATATGGATCGGCATGTGGTAGTGCACCGTCTGGCCACGGCCGGTACGGCCGCCCAGGGCCATCTGCGTAGCCGGGTGATCGTTTGGCAGCATGGTGCCGTTGGCGGGGAAGATGCCAAGCTCCGGGCCGTTCTCGCCAAAGAGATAAGCGCCGCCGGCAGTGAGTGGGCCACCCAAGGCGCGATGCTGCGGAACGAATGGAACTAACTTGGGAGAACCGGTGTCCATGCCAGTGCCGCTATAGCTCCCTCCTGATTCATCGCTATGGGGATGAAGCGCTTTATCTACCAAACCACCTGCGGCCGCGCCGGCCGCTGCACTCAAGACAGTGCTGAGCAACCCTGATAGAAAACCCTGACTGCGAGGCGTGAGGGCGTCAACAATGTGGTCAGCGTCGGCATGGCCTTGCGCGGCAATAAAGTTTCCCTGTGCCTGAATCGCAGAACCGATTTTGTCGCTTGAGTTATGGATCGCTTGTACCACTTCCCTGTTGTCTGGCGTCTTGGATCCATCACCTTTTGGGCTTCCACTTTCCGGCACGCTGCCCTTGTTCTTGTGGTGGAAGATTTTGTCAAAGAGCTTCGTGGCAACTCTGTCAACGACGCTGCCAGAGCCAGCGCGAGCGGCAGAACCTGTGCCACCTGCGGCTGCGTTTGCTTTGCCTGCGGCGTCGATGGCGCTCTGTACGCCATCACTCGCGGCTGGTTTTTTCTTGCCGATGCCGATCTTGCCAAAGAGGTCCCGCACCAGGTTGCCAAAAAGCCCGCCATCAGACGGTGAGGATCCACCCTCAAAGTTGAAAAGTGATTTGCTGATGATTGACGACAACTGCCGCGTGGCCTCATCGCCGATCGACTGAGCAAAACTCTGCATGAAGTGAAGTGCTGCGTTTTTGCCGCCTTCCGTGAATGTGCCCGGGATGAGAGTTTGGAACGCGCTTTCAAAGCCGCTGCCCACTGCATTCCAGTCAAACTTCATGCGCTTAACGGCTTCCTCGCTCTGCGTGATCACGTCCTTGGCATACTGGCCCGCACCCTTGAACGCCTGCTCGGTTGCGCCAGCCATTGCGATAAATTCCTGCGTGGCGCGAGGCACAACAGTGGTGGCCAGCTTCGTTGTGTCAGTGGTGATCTGACCATTGGCGTTGCGCCACTTGTCGGTGAGTTGCTGAATCTTTTGCAGGTTGGCATCGGAGAAGTTGCCCGCGATCCCGGTGGTGCCGAAAGTCGTAGCTGTGGGCCGGCCAAAGATGAGATTGGCGCCGCCGCGCGCGTCTCGGGTGCCTACTGAGCCCATGGAACCGCGAGCTGAGCTCGAGCTGCCAGCACCACCCGTGGCGCCGACAAAGACCACCGGCATGGGATTGGAGTTTGAGACTGCTAACGAACCGTTGACCGTGAAGTTCACGCCGGCGCCGAGTCTGCTCTGCGCAACCTGGCCCAGTTCGCCTTGCGTGACTCTGCCGTCTTGGTTTGGATCCCAAGTGGCCGCGTTCCCCGCATAGCCGCGAGTGTTGCGGGTCATCAACACCGAATCAGGCGAGCTGCCCACGTGCCCCGGGCCGACAGCGGCATAAAGCGCGCCGTAGCTCGAAAGGTCTTTGCCTGAATAAAACTTGTCGAAGTATTTGAAGATCCAGTAAAGCTGATCGGTGGCGCTCATGCCTGCAAGCGCGTTGGTTGAGGTGCCCAGGGCTCCGGCAGTCTTGGGCATGAACTGAATGAGGCCAGTGGCGCCGCTGCTGGGGTTTCGGATCGAGGGTCGGAACGTGCCGGCCGTTTCGGTGGCCATCACGTTGAGCAAGTCATCAGGATTGATGCCGTGCTGGGCCGAGCCGCTAACAAGCTTGTCTTTGAAGCCAGGCTCACGCTGCATGAGCTTCGCGAGGTTTTCAGCGGAGCGCTTTTTGGTGGCGCTAAGCTTCCCTTCCATGCGGCCCAGGAATTGATCAATGACACCATCCAGCGCGCCGCCGTTTAGCCCCTCGGCAAAACCGATATTGAAACCAGCGGCGCATTCCTCACCCATTTTCATGAAAACAGTCGAAGGCGAGTGGATGCCAAACATGTCGCGCAGAGTATCGATCATGCCCTGGCCCAGACTTCCTACCTGATTCCACACTGCCTCTTGCCCGGCCGCAATGCCTTCGCTGATGCCGCCAACAATGCCACCGCCCAGCATCGTCTTTGCGGCTGTAGTTATGACACCGGCAACCGGCGTGAGCATAGAATTGATGTTGCCGGCGAGGTTGCTGATCAAGTCTTGACGGCCAAGTGCCGTCTCAAGGGTCTTGCTTAATTCCTGGGTAGTGCCCTGTGTGGCCCGAGCCTGCGCAAACTGCAACGCATCTTCCGCGGCACTGAGGCGGCCGGCAGTTGTCTTTTCCAACCGCGGCATCATGTTCTTGTAGCGGGGATCGACGGCCATCATTGCGGTGATGGCTTCCATGGCTTGCGGGCCGTTGATGCGCCCCTTCTCGGTCAGCTTTCGGGTCTCCTCAACAGTTTTACCGATCGCTTTGGCGAGCAGTTCCCAGGCAGGAATATTGGCGCGTGTAAGCTCCAACATTTCGCGGGCATCGGCCCGGCCGCCGATCTTCATCTTGCCGAAGGCTTCGGTGACGCTCTGCACTTTCTCAGCCGACAGCTCGCCGGACGCGGCGATCGCATTGCCCCAGATTTTCAGCTTCGGAATCTGCTCATCGAGATCAAAACCGAAAGCCGTCATCAGGCGTGACGCTTCCAGCAGTCCTTCAAAACGGAAGGGCGACTTTTGCCCAAAGTCCTCCAGGTTTCTAAGGTGCTGCGCCGCCTTCTCGCTGCTGCCGGCAACCTGCTCAAAGCCGATCTGCGCCTGCTCAAGCACCATGTTGAGGCGTATGCCTTCCTCAGCGGCTTGAAACAGCGGACGGGTAAGCGCGCCGGCGAGTGCGCCGATCTGCGGGATGCCTTGAATTATTTGGGAGATGTGGGCGAAGCGAGAGAGGAAATTATCAGCAGCACGCCCGGCAGAAAAGAATCCACCGCTGGTGCCGCTCAAGCTCTTGTTCATCGAGTTAGCGGTAGATTGGGCTACCTGGCTAACGTGATGCAGATCTTTTTCGGCTGCAGCGGTGCGCGCCTCAACGATGCCAACTAATCTGAATGCTTCCTGCGTCATGCCTGGCCTTTTGATCGAGCAGCTTCAATCTGCTCACGCATCACGGCCGCTTCATGCTTAGCCGTGCGATACACGATGGCCCACGCGCCCCAAATTTCCGGCCGTGCGGCCAATTCCCAGGGCGGCACTGAGCAGCCCATGGAGCCGAAAGCCTCAGCCGCTTCATAGAGCGGAAACCAGTCGGGACACTCACCCAGCTGGCCAGCGGTTTGATCGTGTGTGGCCAGCCAAAGGGTCAGCGCCCTTGCTGAGGGTTTCGCTGATCGTCATAGATGGCGTTAACGATGGCCATCTGCAGGCTGGTGGAAAGCCCGCGGCAGGTTTCGAGCGTGATCGGCAATGGCGCGTCATCGTCGCCAGTGAGATTCCAGCCCGTAAGAACGTCGGACATATAGGCCGCGTCCAGCAGGTGCCGCTCGAGTGTGCCATCAGCAATCTGCTTGCTGAGTCCGGCTTGCCGGTCAGCGGTCACAGACTCAGGCTTATAGGTGATCGAAATCTCAGTGCCGCGATAGGGCACCACCACCGTCACCTGGTTTTTCAGAAGGTCGGAAAGTTTTGGCATTCAATTGGGTGGGCCGCTGCCACCGCGAGCTGTAGCTTAAAAGCTACAACCCGCAGCGGTGTGCCTTGCGTTTTCAAATTAGGAAACTAAATGATCTCGCGAGTGACGGCGCCGGTGACCTGCAGCTCGCCGGTCCAGGCACTGGCCTGGTGGGCGCCGGTCGAGAAATCGTAGGTTATCAGGATTGCTTCAGCGGTGTACTTCACCTTGCCGCTGGCCGTGCCTTCGGGGTAAAGCTCGATGCTGGAAGTTTCCACACCGAGAATGCCGGAGAGATGAGCATCAACCGTGGCATCCCAAAAGCCGCCGATCGGAAGCTTGGCATCGGGAAAGCCGGCGATGTAGGTTTTGGCGGTGGCGCCAAAGCAGGTGGTTTCGAGCAGCTCCTGCACGCGCTGCAAACTGCTTGCGTTGAAATACGCGCTGAGGTCTTGCAGCGAGCCGGCCGAGTTATCGACTTTGATTACGGTTTTCTTGCCGTGTACAAAATTTGCCATGGTGAGTGTTTCTCCGAAACTGGCCACCGCGGTGGCGCAGAGGTTAAGTGGTGGTCAGTGTTATTGCAGGTTGTAGAGGCGCGCCGCTGCGAGGGCGCATTCAAAAGCTGGCCCGCCGGTGCCGCCCACGGTTCTGATGGCGCGCAGATAGCGGTTGACTGCGCCGGTGTAGGTCAGGCGCTGTTTGGTTTTGTCGGTGGCCTGGGTGAAGGTCAGCAGGTCTACCCAAATGGCGTCGTCAACCGAGTGCTGGATCTTCCAGTCAATCGTTGGTGAAGTGCCTGCTTTGCTGAGCACGTGCAGGTTGGCCACCAGCCCGTTGGTCACAGAAAGAATATTGACGGTGAAGCCAGAGCCCGCGCCTGGCTGAGTGCCGCCAGTTGCGGTGGTTGCACCGGTCGCGATTGCGTAGCGGCTGCCTTGCGCCTTAATGGCATAAGTGACTACGGCACCGCTGCTGACTGTCAGCACTTCATAAGTGGCATCACTGCCGCCGCCCACGATCGCGCCCGTGTCTCCGACAACATAACCGGAGCCGCCTGCGTTGAGCGCGCTGGAAACTATTGGACCTGCGCCCAGGTCGCTCACGCTGGCACCGTTGCCGGTGGCGCTATAGCTGGCCTGCGGGGCTAATACCACGCCCTGGCGCACGCCTTCGCTCGCCTGAAACTGCGCAGTGATCATGATCAGGTTCTGAATCGTTGAATCGACGTTCTTTGAGGTCAGATCCGCCTCGCACATCTTTGCGATGTTGCCCAACGTGTCGAGCCCCGCGGGACCGATAGTGATGATCGGCAGCACGGCAGCGCCAATGGCAGCGTCAAGATATTCGTTGGCGCCCATGATGGTTGGATCCTGCGATTCAAACAGGCCCTCTGCGGAAACGTCACCACCCTGAAAGCCGGCCTGATATTCTTTGGCCGATGAGCCGAGCGTGGTTTTGTCGAGCGCGTCAGCGTTATTCTTGGTTTGCACTGACTTGAAAAAGCGTGTCAGATCGTATTGGTCAAACAGCACATGAGTGCGTTTGCCGTGCACAAAGGTTGGCATTAGTTCACCTCATCGACGGGCTTGATGCAGCCCTGTTCGAGCAGCCACGCGATCGATTCTTCGGGCAGGTCAGTAACAACGTCGCCAACCTCGCCGCGGGCCTTGTTGTCGAAATACGAAAGGCCCTTGAGCACTTCGTAGGCTTGCAAGTGGCTGGTTGCGGTTGGTGCTGGCGGCTGCGCTTCGTGAAAAGCCACCGCCGGCGTGAGATTGTTTTTGCTCATAAGCTCTTTCAAACTTTCTGCAATAGTGCGCGGTAGTAATCGCCGCGGTGATAGCGGATGCGCCCGCCCACGTTTTCCGTCATTGCCGGCAGCGGTTGCCCACACAGCACGCTCAGCACGTTGAAGCCGGTGACTGAAAGGCTCGCGTTCGAAAGCAGCACTTTGCCTCGCTCGCGTATCTGCTCAGCCAGGTCAACGCCGGCTACCGAGCCATCGTCTTTGTCCTGGGCAACGCCTTTGAGCGCGAGCAGAATGTCGTCATAAGCCTCAGCGCCACCGAAAACATAAGCAGGCCCAGCAGCGGGCACGATGTAGAAAATCACAAAGGGCGGCACTGTCTTGGCCGGCGCCATAGCCTGGTGCACACCGCTAGTGGCCAGCGCCATCAAAGTGGTATCGCCGGTGAGTAGCGTGTTGATTGATTTGAGCAGTTCGATCATTCGTGCTTGGTAGACCTGAGGGGTGAGGCCTCGGGCTGGGGTGAGGGATTTTCTATTTCGGCGCGGCGTCGAATCTCTGCGCGACGTGCGAGGCGGTTCTGGCGAGAATTGCCAAGCGGTAGCGTTGGTAATTCATTTGCCGGTTTTGCTACCTGTGGCTGGCGCGGTCTGCTCTGCGGGTGCGCCGGCTTGTAGAGCGAATCTTCGTAGCGGTTGAGCATATCCTCGCGCAGCTCGCGTTGGTTCATTGGCCGTGTGGCCGGTTTGAACTTGCGGCGCTCGATCGCTGCTTCCTGACGCCTACCTTTGCGGTTCAACATCGGCAGCTCGCCGATCAGCGTGCCATCGCGATGCGTGACGCGCTCAACGTGAGTGAAGTGCTCTGCCTTCGTGCTCTCAAGTTTTTCAAAACTGAGCGGCGCGGCTTTTAGTTGCAGCGGCTGTTTGACTTGCTCGGCTTCAACCTGCATCGCAGCAGGCATCACCGGGTGCTCAGATTGTGGTTGCTGAGTGAACATTAGGTCAGATTTCTCAGACTCTCTTGAAATTCTTGTTTGACTGATTCAGCGGCAGGGACCATGAAAGGGCGGGGTGCAATCGTGCTGGTGCCATATTCGAGGTAAGGACCGTATTCAGCGCCAACGCCGATGCCGCCTTTGAGGTCAGTGTCCATGTAGGCCTGCACTGAGCCGGCCAGGATGCCGTGATCGATTGCCGGCGCTTCGCCTGGCGCCGATGCCTGGTGGGCGCCATAGACAGCGCCATGCTTCGGTTCGGCGAATGAGGTTTTAATGCGCGTCTCGATCTCAGCGACGGTTTTGCGCACAACTGCGCTGGCTCGCGAGCGGATATTGCTCGTGACGCGCGGCAGATTGTTGGTGAATTGAGTGTTACTCATGCGCATATGCGAGACAACGCAGCTGAATCAGCGTGCTGCGACTTTCCACTTCGAGAACCTGGAAAATACCCTCCGAAACAACCATCTGATCTTCTGTGCGGAGATCGGTATTCCAGGGGAAAAGAAATTCGCCCAGCTTCCTCGGGTCCAATTCGTTCTGAACTTCGGAGTTCATCGCTCGCAGTCGCAGTTCAAGATCCACCTTCCGGCACACGGTGGTGGCAACGGTTGTGTAAGTGGGCTTGTTGCCGCCTGTATTTGACTTCGCGACCGTGGGCCGCTTGATAACTACTGAATCGATCATTAGCGACTCTGCAGCGGTGCGAGCGGTGGCGAGGTCTGCGGCTGAAACGGGGTTGGCCATTTTCTACCAGGGCATGCTGTTGCTGTCGGCGTCAGTGATGTGGCCTGACTCAACGCACATCTGCATCGTGTAGAGATCGCGCAGGTCTTTGAGCGATGAAAGCAGATCCTCGGACCAGCGGAAACTCTGGCCATTGTCGGAAATCGAAACGAGTTGCCGGTTCGCGCGAATCTTGGCAAACCACAGCTCTATCAGATCAACCGCGGCGGCGTAGAAGTCGTAAGCCCAGCAGACGATCATCACCGGCCACTTGGGCTGTGAGTTGAAAACCCAGCGGCCATTGACCAAATCCTCGCCGGTGCTAGTCACGAGATCGGTCTTGATGCTGGTGAAAGTGTTGTCAACCAGGTCGTAAGTGTCGCCGGCTTCAATCATGCGCGGGTAAAGATTCTCAAATTCAAAGATCTTGTAGCTCACCGCGCTTTGGGGTGCGCGAGTCACAAGCGGGCAGAGCTGCTCGTAGCGAAACTCGATCCGGTGC